AGACGTCCTCATAGCTGCAAGTCGTTGGGTCGATAGCGCAGTCTCGAAGACCTGTAACGTAGGCGACGAGGTGACCTTCGAAGAGTTCAAGGACCTTTACCTGGATGCTTGGAGATCCGGGTGCAAAGGCATCACCACATTCAGAGCATCAGGGAAACGCATGGGAATACTAACCGAGACACCAGCTGAAACTGAAGAAACACCAACACCAGCTGCTGAGGCTTGCTTCATAGACCCAGCGACTGGCCAGAGAACGTGTGAATAACTAAGGAAGGACCATCATATGAAACTAACATACGGAAGACTACTCACGATACTGGTGATAGCAGCAGCTGTCTGTATCTACTTTCTGATTAAGTCACTCTAGAGCAACACCGTTGTGCCTAGCAACACCGAGGTGAAACAGAGTTATCCTGATGATGTAGACATCAAGGTCTACTAGGGTCTGCACTGTCTCCCTCGGTGCTACCAAGTTCACCCTTATATCATTAGATAAACTTAGGGAAGACCTTTGTTTTACTGGTGAAATCCTAGGTGTCTACCCTTGTAGATAGATGTAAGGGTCTACTCTGGTATACTTAGGAGTAACTGGAGTTATTAAGTGGACTGAAGAGAGAAGAACAAGCAGTTATAATCTTTATAATACTAAGTTAACTAAGATACTTAGGTTAGGTTGATTGTTGTCGATTACTAGGTCCCGATTTGTAGCCAATAAAAATACCCTTATTCCAACAAATTTCAGAGAGACAAATGTCGCTAATGTCTGGAACTCAATTCATCCATTATGAACAATAGATATATTATCTGTTGATCACACATATGTAATGATATCAATGACTTAGCTAATGACAGGCGGATTTTAGGATCCATGCCAGGCAAAAATGACCCCCATACCGACAAATGACTTAATGATTTCAAAAAGACGTTAAAGACTTTCCGTTGTTATTTTTATTATTGACCTTTCTCAACGGAGGTCCACTTAGAAGGAATACCCCCTATGGCCTTAGAAACAGGTACACATATTGATGATCTTAATGCATCTAACCCAGCAAGTACCGATGCTCTCTCAGCAGCCGACGACCACATCCGTTTAATCAAGAGTACCATCAAAACTACGTTCCCTAACATCAATGGTGCTGTTACAGCTACGCCAGCTGAGCTAAACATAATAGACGGGGTGACAGCTACAACAGCTGAGCTCAATATCTTAGACGGAGTCACAAGTACCGCAGCCGAACTGAATATACTCGACGGTGTAACCTCGACTGCTGCCGAACTAAACATCTTAGATGGCGTGACGTCCACCGCAGCTGAGCTGAACCTTCTCGATGGTGTCACTGCATCCACCGCAGAGCTCAACTACGTCGATGGCGTCACAAGTAACATCCAGACGCAGCTTGATGCTAAAGTAAACCCACCAGCTCAGGACGCATCCGTGTGGGCTACAGGGACATCCACTACAGAAAGTACGATAACCCCGGCCAAGCTAAGAACCGAAGTAGCCGGGTCTGCCCAAAGTCTATCTTCGAATGGCTATCAGGTGTTCCCCGGTGGACTTGTGCTACAGTGGGGAAGTGCTACCTGTGGTATAGACACGGACACAAGTATTAACTGGCCTTACACGTTCCCTAATGCCTGTCTACAAGCCACTGCGACCTATGGAGAGGTAGCAAGTACTGCGTCCAGTGATGATGCTGAGGTATCCATACACACCCTCACCACGACGACAGCAAAGATCCATGTTGGGGCTGTCCAGAATAGCTCAATGTTAGTTAGATTTTTTGCGATTGGACACTAACGATGGCAAATCTCCCTGTAAGAGACCTCGGTTCCACTGGGGTAATAACCGATGTTGACCCGTTCAACCTACCCTTCAATGCCTTCACCCGAGCTAAGAATGTTCGATTCCAAAGTGGCAGGGTTAGTCGCTCCCCGGTATTCCGAACCATCAAGGATAGCATCAGTTTCTCACCCCAGCACCTCCACGGTATCAACTCATCTACCGGGTTTGACACAGTGATTGTGGTATCCGATGATTGGGAAATCCATGAGTATGGCTCGGGATCTCTTACGGATCGATCTGGTTCCATCTCAGGGTCTACGAGCCCCAAGGCCTATACGAGCAGCTCCCTTGCCGATGTCACCTACATTAACCGAGTTGACCGGGTTCCCGTCTACAGAGCCCCTAGTGGTACGAACTTCGCTGATCTCCCGAACTGGACCTCAACGCACCGATGTGCATCCCTTCGCAGCTATGGTGACTTCTTAGTTGCCTGTAACATGACCGAGGGTTCTACGAACTACCCCAACCGAGTTAAGTGGTCGAATATTGCTACTGCTAATGCTGTCCCAGATTCTTGGGACCCCACAGATACAACAAAGTCAGCTGGGTTTAATGACCTGGTGCAAATGACGACACCGATCATTGATGCAGCTACCCTGGGGTCAAACCTCATGATCTACTCAAGTGACCAGGTGTGGCAGATGGAATTCGTTGGTGGTCAGTTTATCTTTAACTTTCGTAAGGTCTTTGCGGACGCTGGTATTATCAATCAGAACTGTGTTGTCGAGATCGAGCGCAAGCACTTTGTTTTCGACAGTAATGACATCTATATAAATGATGGTGTCTCCAGGACATCCATAGCCGACCAGCGCGTTAAGGACTACATCTTTTCATCCCTCAATAACTCCCTGACGGACCGCTGCTTTGTGGCTCATGATGAAGACCTTGAGGAGATCTACTTCTGCTATGTGTCCGGGGATGACATGGTTCCCTCTGGTTTTCCTAATACGACCGGGTGCAACCGAGCAGCCGTGTATAACTACAGAGATAAGACCTGGTCGTTTGTCGACCTACCGAACGTCTACAGTTCAACCTCAGCTAACGTAAGCTCAGTGAACACCTATGCAACCGCATCCCAGACCTACGCGAACATCGGTGGAACCTACTATTCCCAGGAAGCTGGGTATGACGCCCATCTCCTCATGGCTGGTCGCACGGACAGTGCCAATGGGATTGCCTCGAATAAACTCTGGGGTGTTGATCTGGCTGATGCCGGGTCTCTGACGTTCCCCCTGGACACAACAGCAAACAAAGCCATAAAGCTTGAGCGTGTTGGGATTGACTTAGATGAGAGCCAGCTGCCCCTGACCGGGTACAAGGCCATCAGTAAGATATCCCCTCAGATTGAGACGGGCAACTCCGATAAGAGTTTTGTCTTTACCTTCGGTGCAGCTCAGCTGCCAACTGACGTGCCAACCTTTGGTGCATCCCAGACCTTGGATATCTCAAGTGGCTACAAGATCGATACCCGAACGAGTGGTCGGTATCTGTCCTACAAGGTCGACATTACGGACAACAAGGACTTCTCGTTCTCAGGTTTCGACGTAGAAATCTTTGGAATGGGGAAGCGATAACATGGCAATTAACGAAAGTAGCGACCTACTCATTAAGCAGTATATCCGTCGCTACATCCCAGAATTAGAAGAGAGCATCCAAACCTTTATCCAGGGTGAACTCCAGGGCATCGAAGCCTCAATACGGAGTTTAACCGATGGATCAATTCAAACGACAGACCAGGAACCAGCTTATCCGAAACGGGGTATGGTTAGGTTTTCCACACTTCCCTGGAACCCTCTCAGTAATAACGCTGAAGGGTTAGTTGTCTATAACGGCTCAGCTTGGGTCGCAGTTTAATACGTTAAGAAAAGGAACCTTATATGTGGGGTCAAATTATAGGTGCTGGCATAGGAATGCTTGGTGCTAGGAAAGCGGCAAAAGATGACCGGGCTGCTATGAGTGAAGCAAACCGCTTAAACCGCGAATCTTTCACAATGGCAAAACCATACATCGAGGATATGTATAAATCCGGCAGCGAAGAATTAAACAAAATTAAAGGTGCAGGATCTTACTCAGGTAGTACATACGCTGGTGCTAATCCTTACGCCACAAATGCATATAATACGATGGGTGGATTTACCCCAGGTATGATGAACGATGCCAACGCTATGATGAATATCGGTAAGGGTTACGCTGGTAACTATCAGGATATGTACAACAGAGCTGCTGGTGGAACGACCCTAGCCGATGCTCAGAAGTACGCCACCGAGAACTCTGGAGCACTCGTAGACGCAGCTATGCGCGACCCGAGACGACAGTTGGAAGAACAGACCCTAACAGGCATCGATAAAAACGCAGCTATGTCCGGCAATACCAACAACACTCGGGCTATGATGGCTGGTGCTATTGCCAACCGAGGTTTCAACGACAGACGGGCTGATGTTGGAGCTCAGATTAATCAACAGCTGATGAACCAATACACGGCCCAGGCAAACGCAGATCGAACTGCCGCTGCTAATGCGAACTTAGGTTTAGCAAACGCCTATAAGACCGGGTTTGGTAAGATGGGTGACGCAATGGCCTACGGAGTTGGAGCTGGTGAAGGTCTCCAAGGATACTCACAAGCCGAGATGGATGACGCTGAGAAGAGATACTATGACGATCTCTATTTCAATCAGAATGCAAACAAGGACTTCTCGAGCGGTATTTTGTCGAATGCGAGTTACACGCCACCATCAGTCAAGGCCAACATGGTTAACCCAATGACCGCTGGATTTGGTGGAGCAATGTCTGGATTTGGAGTGGGCGGTAAAGTCCAGGATTGGTGGAGGTCTCGATAATGTCCCCATTAATGTCTCTGTTTATGAAAAAGAAAAACAACCAAGCTGCTCTTACTGATCCACGGATGATGGAAGATGAAGAGCTTTACCGAAATAGTTTTCAACAGCCCCCTGTCTTGTCAGATAGAGATAGAGAGCTACAAGGTTTAGCCCCTGTAAACGATCGTGGTGGTTACTTAAATCCAAATCAAAACACTAATGGTATTTTGTCAGGTGCAGGGAATTTTAAAGCACCAGGAATGACC